CCGAGGCTGTCAAGGCGTCTCCGCCGTGCCGCTCTCTGGCCGGCGTGAACTCAGTCACGATCATCCACGGCTCCACTCTCTCGCAGTCTCTCAAGGAGACCGGCGTGACGCTCGACCAAGCGTCGATGGTGTGCGCGGCGCTTTCTGAGGATGCCGACGTCACCATCTCTCACGGGATGCTCTCGGACATTTCTCGGTACGCCCAAGACCCGACTCGCGAGCCGCAAGTCGAGTCCAGCGTCACGTTTGTTTCGCATCGTCAGGTGGCCGGCATCCCAGACGCCGTGGCGGCAGCGACCACTCTGACACGGACAGAGGACGAGGAACTTCTCCTGACGTATGCGTCGATGGTCGTTTCGCCTGAGGCGCAGAAGTCGGCGTCTGTCGCTGTTGCTCGCGAGGTCTACAAGAGCGTCGTGAGCAGCGTTGGCGAGGCAGAGAAGATCGGCGTCTCCGAGGTGATGATGCTCGCCGCCGGAGACAAGGACGACGACGTGATGAAGGGGTATCGCCTCTGGCCGAGGCTTGGCTTCGACGGAACGATCCCCAGAAAGATCGTCACGCCGACCTACTCCGCACGGCTTGGATTCTTCGAGCCCTACGGCAGCAAGATCCCCGACGCGATTCTCTCCGACAGAGCAAAGGCCGAGAAGAAGGCTGGCAAGCTCACTGTCCAATCGCTCTACGACACCCGCGAGGGGCAGGGCTGGTGGGAGGAGAACGGATCGACGATGCCAATGTCGCTGCGGCTCGACGACGAGACGTCCTCTGGCTGGCAGCGTTTCTCCCGCATCCGCGACCGCGTCGCATCCCGTGACATGGACGAGATCCTCGAACTGATCGGCGTCGAGTGGCGGAGCATTCACGATGGCGCCGAGTCTCGTGCATTCTGCGCCACTGGAGACGGCAACGGCGTGGACAACTCGTGCGGCAGCGCGACGCTGGCCGGCGTCGACAACTCTTGGAAAAAGAGCAGCGACCACGAGTACAGCTACCGCCCCGGCGAGGGAAACAGCCCGGTGGTCGGCGGCGACGACATCAAGTCTCTGAGCATCGAGCGGCCGGCGGAAGTCGCCTCCACGATGAAGGAACTGAAGGTCCGCAACCTTACTGACGTGGTTGCGATCGGTGGAGGCCTGACTCGCGGCTCTTTCACGAGTGTGATCGCGAGAGGCGGAGAGATCCACGTCATGTCAGAGGTTCCTGTTGATCCAGAGGACGAAGAGTCCGCCAGTATGGGGAGCAAGGTGACGATCGGCTCAGACCCGGATGGCAAGCGGTACGTCGACTACAAAACGATGGCTGCAAACTCTGAGTCGGGAAACGCAAACCTCGAAGGGCAGGACGCCGCCCGCATGAGTTCGATCTTGCTGGAGCGATTCCCAGAGTCGCTCGCGGCGGCCGAGAAGGCCGGAATCGCTTACGCGAAGACATTTGCGATGGGCGATTCTCAGAGCGACTTCAAGGGCTATCGCCTCTGGCCGCAATTCGGATTTGACGCCGAGATCTACTCCAGCGTTCGGGAGAAGATTCCGAAGGACATCATTTCGCACGACGACCCGGTGACGATTCAAGAGTTGATCTCGACCCCCGCCGGCGATCGCTGGTGGAACGACAACGGCGAGTCGATGGAGATGACGCTCGACTTCAAGGACAAGAAGTCTGATGGATACAAGAGATATCAGCGTGCTGCAAAGCTCTCCAAGCGACTCAAGCGGAGGAACGAGGACCGCGACGTTCTGGAGTATTGGGACAAATGCTCGCGAGCCTTCTGCCCCAACGGCGAAGGCAACGGAATCGACAACTCGTGCAGTTCCAGCGGGGACGGCGCGGCACTCTCCTCCGGAAAGCCGGCCAGCGTTCGAGTGCAGTCAGACGGCGAGCTTGATGGCTCGATGCAGGCGCTTGGCCTGTCTGGCGTCGACGACGTCCTCGCCCTCGGCGGCGGCAACGTCCGTGGAGCCGAGGTGGCGATCAAGGCAAACGGTGAGGGATTCATCTACGTCTCTTCTGTGTCTCCCGTGGATCGCGATAACTCTTCTGCCGGCCAGTTCCACACGTCTGTCTCGATCAGCGAGGGAGAGGACGGCAAGGAGCTTGGCCTTGAGACTCTCGGCCTGACTGGCTACGCCACGGACCTTCCAAGAGACAAGGCCGCCAAGGTCATGTCGCTCGTGTCGGAGAAAGTCGCCGAGTCGATCGATACAGCCGAGAAGCACGACTTCGCGAAGGTCACGACGTTCGCAGTCGGCGACGCGAAGAGTCCGTACAAGGGCTATCGGCTCTGGCCGCAGTTTGGCTTCGACGGCGACATCCCGCGAGACATTTCAAAGAGGATCCCGTCAGAGATTGTCCTGAAAGCAAAGGGCATCGAGCCGCCGCGACCGGGCTCGACAGCCATTCCGCACGAACTTGTGCTGAAGGGTCTGGCTTCACGCCACCGCAACAGCCTGACGATTCAGGAGCTTATCTCCAGCCGCGAGGGCGATCGCTGGTGGGATGAGAACGGCAGCGACGTGAATCTCACGCTCGACCTGAGGGACAAGAGCAGCCCCGGCTACAAGAAGTGGACCGAGATGAAGGCCCGGCTCCCGAAGCTGCGGGAGCGAAACAAGTCGAGGTCGTTCTTTGATTCGCTGGTGGAGTCTCGCGCATTCTGCCCGACTGGAGAGGGCGGCGGCGTCAAGAATGATTGCTCGTCGCAGGATGGCGGAGACGCCGCCGTTGCGTCGGCAAGTCTGGCAAAGGCAAAGAATGTAGACGTGATGCTGGGCGGCGGGCAGACCGTGGCGACGATTGACGCAGAGGCCAGAGACAGGGCTTTGTCTGACATTCAGTCCCACCCTCGCCCGGAAGGAATTTCTCCCGGCTCTACCGCAGACCTCTGGGGGCGGAAGTTTGTGGAGCGAAATGGATCTTCAAAAATGAAGATCACGTCGACAGACCCAGTGTTTCCGATGGACCGCCTCGCGATGAGCGGCACGTTCGTCGCGCACGAATCTGTCGGACAATATCTGTCCATGCGAGACGAGGACAACCGCAGGGCTGTTGGCGCTGAAGGGCCCGGTGCCATCATCGACACGACGCAGATTTTGCCACACGAGCAGTTTACTTATCTTGTGGACGCACTGACTGACGACGTCATGCACGCCTACGAGTCGAAGAGGTTTGACCCGGGCTTCTACAGCCAAGACCTCGAAGACGCAATGTCGAAGATGGCAACTCGTCATCCCGAGCTTTCAAGCGACGACAACAGCCGGTTCGTGTTCACGGCGCTCACAGCCATCTTGAGCAACGGACAGGATCCGACCACCAATCTCGCCGACTCGGACGGCCTCTACGACATGTGGAAAAAGAGCGGCACGTGCGTCCCGTCTGGGCCAGCCGGAGGGAACAGAGACGCAAGACCATCTCTTCGGCTGTTTCAGTCGATGCTGGATTCGTTCGGCGTCGAGCGGACAAGGAACTTGCTCTCTGGGTACACGACTGCGGAGAACGTGAACCGCACGCTCGCGAGCATGTCAGAGCGATCTGGCGATCCTGAGTGGCAGGAGAGGATTGGCGTCAGCCCTTGGATGATTGATCACTACAAAGCACGCGACAAAAGAACCGGAGAGGTCAAGGCATCGACGAACCTCGTCAAGACTGACGCGTCCGGAGAGTTTCCCGACGAAGTCGTTCCGATGGCTTCAATCTTCGGCCCAAAGATCGGATCGTTTTTTGCGAACCTGAACGGCAGGCATGACTTTCTGACGATGGACCGATGGCTGATGCGGTCCACTGGTCGCGTGACCGGGGAGTTGATCACTCGCTGCGCCCCAGAGGGGGCTTCCAAGAGGGCAAAAGAGGCCCTTGAAGCTCTCGACGTCGAGAGATGGAAGTCGAGCGTCTACATGTTTGGCGTGGACAAGCAGTTCGGGATCACCAAGGCGGATCTTGTTCGCTCTCTCAAGATCCAGCAGCGGACTGGAGTCATTGAGGAAAACGGCGCAGCCTTCATGTGGGCAACCGCTGCGGAGAGGTCTCACAAGAACACAAAGAAGCCAGACGGAGGACAGTACGGAAAAGACCCTGACCCGGACAAGCACGCCTGCCATCAGGCAGGAAATTCCATCTTCAAGTCGTTGATTGTCGAGCAGCAAGACCCGCGAGGGGCTCAGGCCAGAAGAACGATGCGTGAAGTGTTCCGGTCCGTTGTCAAAGAAATAGAGGCCAAGTATCCGGACCGTCGCGGCCGGGCCGACGTCGACGAGGTTCAGGCTATTCTTTGGCAGTATGAGAAAAATCTCTGGAAGCACCTCGGCGCCAAGGTGAGCATTGACGAGAACTCGCTCTACTCCAAAGCTGCGGACGATCTCCTCACTGGTAAGACTAAGGCAAGGCGGTTCTCCGCAGAGTCGCGCGCTGCTATGGCAGAGTTCGACACGAGCGAGCTTGATCTCTGGCCCTTTGAGGCAGAGCAGGCCGTGTGGGACTCCGACATGGTGCAGTCTGGCATCGATTTCAAGGAGGTCTTGCTTGAGCTTGAGAGACTTGGCAGCGGCAAAAGCGATGGCGACGCTTTCCTGAATGAGCTTCAGAGGCTCACGGACGATTCTCAGGACAGGTCTGCCACCTACGCAGCGAGGCGTGCCGTCGTCGAACACCGCACTGCCGGCCAGACGACTGTCACGATGCCGAAAGCGGGCCGCAGCGGGCTGCACGTGATGGGATTCGACGCGAAAATCCCCTCAGATCTCGAAAAAACTCTTCCAGAACCGCTCTCGCACTGCAAAACTCTGCTTGATCTGCACGTCTCCGACGGCGGGAGCGAGTGGTGGGAGCAAAATGGACGTGAAATAGACGTCTCGATCGACCTGAACGGAGTCCAAGGTCGAATTTTCGACGATTTTGCCGCCGGCAAGTCGTTCACTGACATCATCGAAGAAGGGATTCTCGACGATTATGGCGACGCCTGAAAAGTACAACCACATTTCCTTCGTTCCGCCGTCCGGAGTGCGTCGAGAGGCGGCTCGTGGACTCGCTTTTCGTCGCGAACACGGCCGTGGAGGCACGGCGATCGGCATCGCGAGGGCCCGCGACCTGTCGAACGGCACTGAACTCTCGCCGTCGACGCTCCGACGCATGAAGGCGTTCTTCGATCGGCATGCCCCTGACCGAAAGGCGACGGGTTTTCGCGCTGGCGAGGAGGGCTTCCCCTCGAACGGGAAGATCGCGGACCTCTTGTGGGGCGGTCGCAGCGGCGAGTCGTGGGCGAACAAGGTCGTTCGCCAGATGAACGCTGCCGACGAGCGGACTTATAGTCTGGATCTGGAGACGGCTACGCTCGAAGAGGAGGCTGTGTCGCAAAGGAGTGCCGTGATGCAAGGCGTCGAGCGTCGCTACTTCGGTTCGTTCGAGAAAGCAGACTCGAACTCGCTGACGGTCGAGCATCGCGCTGACCCGGAGACGGGGAAGAAGCGGACCTACATTGTCGGGTATGCGGCGAAATTTGGAACCGACTCGTTGCTGCTCGGAGACTTCGTGGAGAGGCTGGAGCCGACGGCGTTCGACATCGTCAAGGCCGGCAAGGACAAGAGCGGCAAGCCAATCGCGACTCGTTGCCTGTTCAACCACGACCCGAATCACCTCCTCGGCCGCTTTCCGACCACGATGAAGCTCATCGTCGACAAGATCGGCCTGCGGTACGAGTGCCTCCTGCCAGATTCTCGGCAGGACATCGCCGAAATGATCATCCGTCAAGATTTGCGCGGATCCAGCTTCAGCTTCGTCATCGACGAGGACGGCGGCGAGAAGTGGATCACCGAGGACGGGCAGTCAATTCGCCTCGTAAGAAAAATCAAGTCTTTGCTAGATGTTTCGCCCGTGACCTATCCAGCCTACGACGATGCTACCGTGGCGATCGCGAAGCGGAGCTACGAGGTGTTCTCTTCCGAGAAGAAGAAGATCATCGAGGTTCGCTCGAACGTCACCAGCGAGATCGAGAAGACTCGTGCGTTCCTCGATGAGCGACGTGCCTTCTGCGCCACCGGGGCTGGCGGCGGCATCGACAACTCGTGCGGGTCTTCTTCGGATCAAAAGCAGGACGCTCAGCAATCGCTGGACAAGTATGAGGCCGCAAGAAAGACGACCGGCGGCAAGATCGCAGAGGCGGCGGCCAAGGGTGCAGTTATCGGAGGCGCTGTCGGTCTGGCCGGTGGTGCTGTTGGTGCAGCGATCGGCTCGATAACGGGTGCATTTCTGAATGCGGCGGGGCACGGAGTCGCGGCGGCGATCAGTTCGATTGCAAAGGGCAATCTTGATTCGCTCGTGAAGAGCATTGGCACGACCCACGAGAGCCTCTCCTCTGCGTCGCAGTCTCTGTTCGGCGGCGATAAGAAGCCGTTCGCGATCGATAGCAAAACTATTGCCATTGAGTCTGGCGACAGCATCGCTCTTGTTTCCAGCGGCAGTCAGTTCTCGAAGGCGGCTGGAACTGCTTTCCACTTTCAGCCCGGCGCCGACGTCGGCGGGAAGCTGGACATCTCGGCCGTCGAGAAGGCGGCCAAGGCCGTCGGCGCGAAGGTCGTTTCGGCTGAAGTATGGAGCGACAAGGACGTGAAAGCTCTGACGTCGAAGGGCTACCGTGAGGTTGTCAAGTCTCCGGGCGGATACTCGACCAGCAAGGGCGTCTACGAGAAGAAGCTCTCGCGAAGCAAGCGTGCCGAGGAGTTCGAGGCAGAGTACGCCAAGAACATGAAGTTCTTCGAGGAGCGTGCCTTCTGCGCCACTGGATCTGGTGGCGGCGTCGACAACTCGTGCGGCAAGTACATGCAGATGGACGTGTCGAGCGCCGACTCCGTGAAGAAGTCCGCGAAGGACGCTCAGGAGTTCGTCGACAAGGCCAGAGAGGAGCAACTCTCGAAGGGCGGCAAGGACGGCGGTCAGGCCGACGAGGGCGGCGGCGTCCAGACGTGGAGCAAGGGCGACCACTTCCCGTGGACGGTCAAGCAAGTCGGCGACACCGACGGTCACGTTCAGGGCCTGCACCCGGACGGCAGCAAGACAGAGGCGTATCCGTTCAAGGGCGGAGACACGTCGGCGGCGATGAAGCAAGTCTCGGACGAGATCAAGCGACGCAAAAGCTCGCGAGCCGATCAGGTCATTGCCGAGACTCTCAAGTTCCTGAAGGATCGCCGTGCATGATTGCGGCACGCCATGCGTCGCTGATTGCGTTTGCTCAGTCTCGCGGGTTCTGTCCGACGGGAGACGGTGGCGGCATCGACAACTCGTGCGGCGCGAAAGTAATGTCCGCGCCGGACGGGGACGGTGGTGGCGGATCGGCAGCAAGCCCGTACAAGTATTTCACCAGCGAGTCCGAGGCACTGAAGTCTGCCGTCACTCGCTGGAAGGGCGATCCCACTGACCTTGGGATTCATGTTCAGGACGAGATCGACGGATTGCCGCCGCCGCCGTCTGGCAGCGGCACGAAGCTGCGAGAAATGGCATCCGCACTCTTGAAGGAGGTAAAGGAAAATAGCAGGCCAGCCCCAACGCTCTACCGTGGCGACAACAAGACAACCGACGACAACTCTTCGGCACTCGTGGGATGGTCTTCAAACCGCCGTGTTGCTGAGAAATGGGCAGACAGGTATGGCGGAACACTCCAGACGCTCGAAGGTGCTTCCGGTGTGAAGCTTTCCGACATCGTCGGCAAGATTATGGACACTGGCGAGGACGAGTGGATTGTCCTTACACGCCCCCCCGGCGGCGGCGGGGATGCAAAGCCTTCATGGATGGGTGCCGTTGATGCCAAAGGCTCCACGAACCACGGGGCGTGGTTCCTTGAGAAGAACAGCAAGCAGGCTGCAACGCCTTGGCGAGATGGCGGCGATCCAGCGACTCACGTTCTGAGTCTTGTTGGCGAAGACGAGAAGGTGAAGGCGTTCGTTTACGCAGACCTCTCGGACGACAAGCAATCACTCTATATGAATTACGCCGAAGTCGCAAAGCCGCTTCGCGGTCAGGGGGTGTACAAGTCTCTTCTCGATTCACTGTCTGAGCAGTTTCGTGTCGTGTCGGATGAAGAACACAATGTGGCAACTGCGGCCAAGAAGGCTTACGAGTCATTGGGCGCAAGACTCGACCGCTACGGTCACTACGTTCTTGACAAAAAGAAGAAGCGAGAGGACCGTGCCTTCTGTGCCACCGGCACCGGAGGCGGGATCAAGAACGACTGCTCGTCGTCAGACGGAGGCCAGTCGACAAAGTCCTTCCCGGCCGGCTCGCAGCCACTGCGAGACGCCGTCACTTCCGTGGCTCCAAGCCCCGATGCGATCTGGGACCGCTCGAAGGGCAGGGCCGAGACCCCGTATCCGAAGCAGATGGACGCGATCGCCGACGAGCAAGGCAGCCACTCTGGTGCGCCGCTGACTCCAGAGGCCGAGGCATCCTACGCGGCCCTTGTCAACGAGATCGGCAGGCAGTACGAGGCACTCACCGCCGCCGGGCTGAAGGCCAGAGCGTGGCGGGGAGATGGCGAGCCATATGGAGACCCGCCGGGCAGCACGAAGCCCAACTCAGACAAGATGCGTCAAGAGGTCGCCAAGACTGGCGAGTTCTCTTTCTTCATGACCGATAAGGGGTTCGGCACCGGGGACGCCACTCCTGATCATCCAATGCTTCGCGAGACGAAGTTCAAGACTGCCGACGGCGAGCCGATGATCGCGAACGACTTGTTTCGTGTCGTCCACGACATGGTCGCGCACGTGCGAGGCGGCTACTCGTTCTCGACGAACGGTGAGTACAACGGGATGTTGACGCACGCGTCTACGCTTCCTGAAGAGGCGTGGCCTGCCCTGTTCGCAGAGACTTTCGGCCAGAACGCCGTCTACGAGAAGACGAAGCAGTACGCGCCGCAGAACGCTTACGCCTCGAAGGTCGGCCCGGAGATCATCCGCAGCGAACTGAAGAAGCGGACGAAGAGCAGCCGCGCGGCGAAGGCTGACAGTGACGAGCCGCTGGGCTACCAGCACATCAAGTCGAGGCCAGCGTTGCTCAGGTCGCTTGCGAGCGTGGAGTCTCGCGGAGACGCTCCCGCCCCAAAGAAAGACCAGATCAAAGGCAGCGACGTCAACGACGAAGGCTCTGCCAAGAACAAGTCTGGCGACATCTCGCTAGACGAAAGCACGATCTCGTCGCTGAAGAAAAAGGTCGAGGAACACAACGCTGCGATGCGAGAGGCCGGCAAGCCAGACTGGACTCACGTTCGCCTGCCATCCCTGAAGGCAGTCTATCGTCGTGGCGCTGGCGCTTTCTCGACTAGTCACCGTCCGGGCATGACTCGCGAACGATGGGCAATGGCGAGAGTGAATGCGTTCCTGACTCTGGCCCGAAGAGGCAGGCCAGAGAACGCGAAGTATGTGAATGACAACGACCTTCTTCACTCCAGTCATCCGAAGCACAGTAGAGAGGCCCGCTCCACAGACTGCGGCCGCGACGACGAAGGTCGCTTCACCTCAGGCAACAAGTGTGGCGGTCAGGTCGACATGCCGAAGGAAGACCCTCGCGGTCGCATGCGATACGACAACGGCGTCCAGACAGACGCCGCCCGGAAGCTCTACCAGATGGGCTCGTCAGAAGAGAAGCTCAAGGGCCTCGTCGAGGCTATGGGCGGAGACCCGAAGAACACGACCGTCGACATCAATCACCCCAGCGTGAACATCTCTGTCTTGGACAAGAGCGGCAACAAGCTGTTCCACGTCGACTTTGACAACGGGCGGGCTCGCGTCTATCCGACGAAAGACTTGAGCGGAGATGACGTCGCGAAGATCAAGGCCGCAGCCAAGGACGCCTTCCCATCTGAGTACAGTGGCAAAAACACAGACTTCAAGGTCACCGTCTACCGAAAGGCGGAGGACATGAAGAAGTGGGAGGCCGAGAACGCCAAGAAGCTTCAGAAGTGGGAGGACAAGTACAAGTTCTCGACGCTGCTCCCGCCGCACCAGAGGCCTAAGAAGTGGGAGCGGTCGATCGACGCCCGCTACGCCAGCCTGCTCGCCTTTGCCGAGTCTCGCGACTGCGGCCAAGACAAAGACGGCAAGTTCTCGAAGGGCAACACGTGCGCGAGCGGCGTGGCGGCCGACGTTGCAAAGGGCGCGGCGGCCGGAGCCGTGCTGGGCGGGGTCTCTGCATTCGGCAAGACGTTCACCCCACAGGCAGCGGCGTCTGGTGCGGCAGTCGGCGCGGTGGCCGGCGCCGTCAAGGGCATCTACGACAACAAGATGCGGCCAACGCGAGTGTCGGCGAGGATCGAGAAGGTCGGCATGACGGACGAGAAGGTCTCCGGGTTGGTCAAAGGGCTGGGCGGCACGAGAAAGTCAGTCGCCTCTGTCAACGGCAAGAACGGCCTGACGCTCACGATTCGCGGCAAGAACGGAATGGTCTCGCACGTCGTCGACATCACGAGCAAGAAGGTCACGATCTACCCCCGGGCCGGGCGTCGCGAACTCACCGACGACCAGATCGACTCGATCAAGAAGCTCGCGGCGGACTCTTCCCCTAAGGAGACGTCGATCGTCGTCAAGACAAACTCCCTCAGCTACGCGACACGTCTGGCGAAGAAGGGCTTCGTGGTCGGGGCGAAGCAGGCCGGGTCTCTGGTTGCCACGGCAGTCGGCTCCGCTGCGGCCCCTTCAATTCCTGACGCAGTGCTAGGGACGGCGGATCTCGTGTTCGACACGCATTTCACAGACTCTTTCTACAAGAGCGAGAAGCATGCAAAGCGGTGATAAGTGTTCGTGCCCCGGATGCGCGGGCAGGATGGCAACTCGCACCAGTCGGCAGAGCGGAGATCTGCAAGTCAGATATCTGAAGTGCCAAGTGTGCGGACATCAGGCACGCTCTGTCGTGTCTGTCAACGACGTTCGTTCGATCTGTTGGCGTCGTCGCAAGTAGTGTTGTGCGACACAACACTTTTTTCTTGACCATCTTCTGGTCGCTTCTGCTTTCCCCGTAGTGTGAACGTGTCGCCACCGCTTGGTGCCGGCACGTCAAACCACTTTCAGGGGATGCCCGACATGGAAGCCTCGTCCAAGGTCAAGAAGCTGCTCGACGAACTCGCCTCTGTTCTCGCTGAGATGGGCGCGGTTCAGGATTCGGACGACACCGAGACCACCGACGCTGGCGATGACATGGTCGAGCAGAACGGCATGAACCCCGCCGAGGGCGAGGCCGAGGACGCCGACAAGGTCGAGGACACTCAGGAGGTCGAGGGCGAGAAGCAGAAGAAGCTCCGCTGCCTCTGCGAGCGTGCCGAGAAGCTTCGCGACCAGATCAAGTTTTACGAGGGCGTCGCCGCCAAGGAGCTGGAACTCCGGGCAGTCCTCGACAAGTCCACCCCCGCCAAGATCGAAACCCGCAACGCCAAGGAGACGCCCGTGACGATTTCCCCGATGAACCTTCCGGGCGCTGGTCGCCTGAAGAACTTCCGTGGCCCCCGCGCTGAGGAGCGTGCCTACCGCGCCGGTCAGTTCTTCCGCGCGACGCTGCTCAAGGACAAGGACGCCCAGCGGTGGTGCAGCGACCACGGCGTGACCGAGTCTCGCGCCCTCAACGAGGGCGTCAATTCGCAGGGCGGGATTTTCGTGAATGAGGAGATCCTCAACGAGATCATCGTCCTCGTCGAAGAGTTCGGCGCGTTCCCCGCGAACGCCCGCAACATCACGATGAAGTCTGACACCCTCATCATCCCCCGGCGGGTTGGAGGCCTCAAAGCCTATTTCGTGGGGGAAAACGCGAGCGTGCAAGAAAGTGACGCTGCTTGGGACCGCGTCCAGATGGTGGCGAAGAAGACCGCCGTCGCGAGCCGGATCTCGTCCGAGATCCTCGAAGACTCGTCCGTGCTGAATTTGGCCGATTATTTGACGGGCGAAGTGTCGAGGGCCGTGGCGGAACTCATCGACGTCTGTGCGTTCGTCGGGACGGGCAGCGGTGATTTCGGCGGTATCGTCGGTGTCGTCAACAAGATCACCGACGGCAACCACGCCGCCGGCGTCGTGACGGCGGGCAGCGGCGAGACCGGTGCCTCGACCCTGAAGCTGGAGTCGCTGATCGCGGCCGCTGGCCGGCTTCCGCTCTACGCTCGCGGCAACGCGAAGTGGTACGTGAACCCGGCTGTGTTCTCGGCCTCCGTGCAGCGTCTCGGTCTCGTCAACAACGTCGGCATCGCGGGCGGCAACACGCCGGCCAGCGTGTCGGCCGGTGCCGAGATGCGACTGCTCGGATATCCGATTGTCTTTGTCCACACTCTTTCCAACAACGTGAGTGCGGACCCCGGCGTCGTGAAGTTCCTCTTCGGCGACCTGTCGCTGTCGAGCTACTACGCCACGCGTCGCGGCCTGACGATCAAGCAGTCGACGGAGCGTTATGCGGAACTCGACCAGACGCTCCTTGTCTCGACCATGCGTTGGGATGCCGTGACGGCGGATTGCGGCGACGCGAACCGTGCCGGCCCGATCGTGGCCCTCAAGACCGCTGCCTCGTGATAGTACGGAAACACTTCCCACCAACCTCACCTCACCTCAACGAAGGGTCTAGACAGTGAATCACATCGAAGGGACGAAGACGGTCGCGAAGGTTTCCGTGGCGGTCGCTGCGAACGCCACCCACAGCCACGAGATCGACACGCTCGGTGCCGACTACGTGAGCATCGACGTGGTCTACAGCGCCTTCACGGCGGCCACGACGAGCTACGCGAGCGTTCTCAAGGTCAGGGAGTCCGACGCCTCTGGCAGCGGTCAGGCCGACGTCAGCGGTTACACGATCACCGCCGGTGCTGGTGCGACCACCGGCAGCACTGGTGCCGTGGCCCGGTTCAACGTCGACATGCGTGGCCGCAAGCGTTACCTGACGGTCGTCACGACCCCGGGCAACGCCGCCACGATCGCGACGGTGGCTCGCCTGAGCAAGCTGGAAGACATGCCGATCTCGGCTGCCGCGATGGGCGTCAACGACGTCGTCCCGGTCGCCACGATCAACAAGCAGTTCCAGACCTACTAATCCCGCCTTCGGCGAGGCCAAGGACGGCCAAGCCAAGGGCACGGATGCCCAAGCCGATTTCATTCCTTGGAGGGGCTTGGAGTGGCGGATGCGAGTTCTCGTCGGCAACGTCGAGCATGATGTAAAGGTCGCGGCATGCCTGAGCATGCCGCGACTTGCATTTACGGACAACTACTTCTCGGTGACCAGCACGTTCGCCCCTCATGGCATTCATGTCACGAAGGGCACCGGAGCGTTCTGGGACCAGACGATGACGAAGATCCTCACGGATCTGTGCAAGGAAGAGACCGAGAACGAGGTCATCTGCACAGTTGATTACGATTCAGTCTTCGAGCCCGACTGCCTGACTCGTCTTCTTGCGGCCATGCTGATCAGCGGGGTCGACGCACTCGCTCCGCTCCAGATGAAGCGAGACGAGAAGCAACTGATGTTCACGCCGCCCGGCTTGGGGGGCAAGGGCCCCACCGAGGTCACGCTCCCTCTGGAGTGGTGGGAGAAGCCGGCCCAGCCCGTCGACACGGCGCACTTCGGACTGACGCTCATTAGGGCGTCGGCAATCCGAAAGATGAAGAAGCCGTGGTTCCTCGGCGTGCCCGGGGAGGACGGAGACTGGGGCCAAGATCGCCAAGACCCTGACATCTACTTCTGGCACAAGTTTCGCGAGGCCGGCAACCGTCTGGCCGTGTGCCCGCAAGTCGCGATCGGTCACGCTGAGCTTGTGATCACGTGGCCCGACCAGCGACTCAAGGCGATGCACCAGTACCCGACGCATTTTTGGAACAGCGGCGGCAGGCGACCACCGGAGGCATGGGGTTCCAAGGAGCATGCTGAGAGGTCAGAGCGATGAGGATCAAGCTGTTGAAGGACTGGCAGTGGCACAAGCAGGGCGACGTCGTCGAAATCTTCGACGCGACGGCGAAGGCGTGGGTCTCCGACGGCATTGCCGTCAAGGTGCCTGACGAGGCTCGGTCCATTGAGGTCGAGCAGGCCACGATGCAAGTCGAGCGTCGCAAGGTGAAGCACCCGTGAAATACTACGAGCTAGTCCAAAGAGCGAACCTTCGGTATCGGTCGCTCAAGCGGATCACGGAGCCTGTCGTCGAGCCAGTGTCTCTGGCCGAGGCCAAGTCTCACCTCAGGGTGGACGCAGACTTCGACGGCGACGATCAGTACGTCATGTCCCTGATCTCTGCCGCTCGATATCACGTTGAGACGGTCTGCGACAGGACTCTGATTCGCTCTCAGTGGCAGATAAAGCTCGACACGTTCCCCTCGTGGGACATCGAGCTTCCACGACCGCCGATCACGACGGGCGACATCGTCGTCACGTACATCCCCAGCGACGGCGTGTACCAACCGGTGCCGTTCACGAACTTTCGCGAGGACAGGGACGCAACGCCGGCCGTGATCCGGCCGCAGTGGAACCGCACGTGGCCCTCGACGCGTGGTGCCGAGAACGACGTCGTGATCACGTACTGGGCCGGGTACGGCGAGGACGGCCGATCCGTGCCCGCCCCCGCCCGCCACGCGATGCTCATGCTGATCGGCGGGTGGTACGCGAATCGCGAGTCGATCATTCAGGGAGCGATGAACCCGGTCCCGATGGCGGTCGAGATGCTTCTCGGCTCGATCAACTGGGGGCAGTACCGATGACGCTGCGGGCCGGCGACCTCCGCGAGGCGATCACGATCGAGGTGGCGACGCAGGCCACGAACGCCTACGGCGAGTCGACCGAGACTTGGGCTACGTTTGCCACCCGCAGGGCCGCCGTCGAGGGCCTTACGGCCAGCGAGGCAATGCTCGCACAGGAGCTTGCCACCGTCGCCACGCACACGGTCCGGTTTCGCTACGTCCCCGGCCTCACGTCGGCCATGCGTGTCGTGTGGACAAGCCGCACGCCGACTCGCACTCTCGACATCGTCTCGGTCACCGAGAAGAACAACCGCGAAGAACACTCGCTCATCTGCAAGGAGCGTGTGACGTCGTGAGCGTCAAGATTTCGGGACTCAGTGAGGTCGTCCAAGGGTTCAAGAGGCTCCCCACGGTCATCGACCGAGAGGCAGTCTACGACGACGTCTCGCAGACGTTCGCCGCCCGGCTCCGGGCCGCAACGCCGACGGGTTACAGCGGCAAGCTTCGAGACTCCGTGATCTACGAGGTCTCGGAGGCTACGGCCGAGGTGGGCTATGAGCAGGAGGTCGAGACCGCCGGCAACCCGGAACTGGACAGTGTTGTCCGCCCGCAGACTCGTGGCCGCAGCGTGCTGCGGTGGGTCTCCGTGAACGAGCTTTCGGCCGTCCTCGAAGAGACTTTCGATGCCTACGCCCCGGAGGGCGTCACGTTCATGTCTGACAGGTTCGCGGAGCAGATCGATGGCGGCACCTGAAAAGTGGCTCCGAGAGCGGCTCGACTCTGCCACCACGGCCGGGATCTATCCCGTTCTGGCGACGCAGAACGCACCGTTCCCGCTGGTCGTCTACCGAAGGACGGGGACACGGCGAGAGCGTGGCCTGACCGGGAACTACGGCGTGCCCGTGGCGACGTTTTCGGTCGCGATCGTCTCGCATACATACAGCGAGGCGAAGGACATCGCCGATTCGATTCGTCTCGCTTGCGACAACTTTACGGGTGAATCTCAGGGCGTGAAAATAGTCACGACGGCTCTCGTCTCTGAACAGGACAACATGGAACGTCCGTTCGAGGGGCAGGCCAAACCACTGTACAGGGTCGATCAGGTCTACGAGGTCCGTTTCGTCGAAACAGTTTGACGTCCAAGGAGGGACGGAAAAATGGCATTTGAAGCTTCGCAGGGCATTGGTTTCACGTTCAGCGGCACCAAGTTCACCGCGAACCAGATCTCGGTCTCCAAGAAGGTCTCCGAGATCGACGTCACGTCGCTGGAGTCGCCCAACGGCTCGTATCGCTCCTACCGCCTCGGCTCGATCCGAGACGGCGACGAGTTGAAGGTCGACTTCGTTGGCCTGACCCTCCCCCAGATGACCGCCACCGGTCAGATCACGTGGGCGATCGACGGATCGGGGTCGAATGCGGGCTTCACGGCGGGGATCCCCACGGCCGCGCTCTGCACGGCTGCTGACATCACCGCGCAGGTCGGCGAACTCATCAAGGGATCGGCGACGTTCCGGCTGACGCTGAACTAAAAACCTTTTAGCGAGGCAGCGGCGTGGCCTTTGAGTCTTCGCAGGGAATCACGTTCACCTACGCGAGTCAAGTCTACACGGCCACTCAGGTGTCCGTGTCGAAGAGTCGTCAGGACATAGACATCTCGTCGACTGATCTCGACGAAGGAGATCTTCGCCGCATCCGGGTCGGCCCTCTCGACAACATCGAGATCAAGGTCGACTGGATCGGCGGAAGTGTTCCTCCTGTGAAAGAGGCGCGGGACTTCTCGCTGACTGGAAACCTTGGGGTATCCGGCGGCAAGGCGATCTGCACTGGCCTGTCGATCTCCGGAAACGCTGGCGACCTCCTGCGTGGTTCGGCGACGTTCAAAGTCTCCCATGACTAGGTGATCGCATGCCAGTGAACCCTCCGTCAGCCGCCGGAATCGCGTTCACGTTTGACGGCGACACGTACACGGCAACGCAGATCAGCGTGAGCCGAAGTGCGGCCGAGTTTGACTGTACTAGTACGGATATTAGCTCCGGTGGAAAGCGTCGCTACCGCACGAGCGACATCGAGAACTGCGAGATCAAGGTTGACTGGATCGGACTCTCTTCGCCGCAGATTGAGAAGACCGCCACGTTCTCGATTACCGGCAACTCTGCGGCACTTGGCGTTACCGGTTCAATCGCACTCTGCACGGGGCTGAACATCACCGCGCAGGCCGGCGAACTTATCAAGGGCTCGGCCACCTTCAAAGTTTCTTACGACTGAGAAGGTGACGCATGGCATACGAGTCTTCGCAGGGGATTGTCTTCAAGTTCAACGGCGTCAAGTACACGGCCACGTCTGTTGCCGTCGCCAAGAGTCGCGGAGACTTCGCGTTGACGTCTACGGACATTACGGGGACCGGCAGCCTTGCCCGCTACCGCCCCGGCGGACTCATGTCTCTGGAGATCAAGGTGGACTGGATCGGCAAGACGATCCCGCCGACCGACGATCTGTACGCGATCTCGTTTGATGATGGCGACGTCGACCCCACAGATGGAGATCTTGACCCCAACATGAACAGAGCCGTCTGCACTGGCCTTCAGATCACAGCACAGGCTGGTGAACTGATCAAAGGCTCTGCGACGTTCAAGGTCTCGAAGGACTGACATGACATTCACAACTGAACTCTCCGCTCAGGGAATCACGCTCAACTGGGGAAGCACAGAAATTGGCGTCACCAGTATGCGATGGAGCGGCTCGGCTGCCGGAGAGATCGACATCACGTCGATGCAGTCGACGTTCGTCGAGGACGAGGACTTCTCGAACCGAAAGCTTGTCAAGAAAGCGATCGACTACGGCGTGATCGACCTCGGAGAGTTGTCGTGTGAGTTTTTTGGGCCGGGCGGATTTTCCACCGACCAGATTGGCTCGCAGAAGACGCTCACCGTCAACGGAACAGGCCTGAGCGCGCCGGCGTACTTGACCGGCATGTCTCAGGAAATCGTGGCTGGGGAATTGGTCAAGGGTAGCTGCACATTCAAACTCTCGAACGAGTAGTACGGATGTGCGTTCTTTTCAAAGGAGTGTAGGCCGTGGGTGCATTGAACAAGAAGGCGATTCTGGACGCGCAGGACAAGAAGATGATCGACGTCGAGGTGCCCGAGTGGGGCGGCTCGGTGAAGATCCGCGTGATGACCGGCACGGAGCGTGACCGCTTCGAGGGCGAGTTTGTCGGCGGCAACAAGTCGGTCGACATGGTCCGGGCGAAGCTCGTGGCGAAGTGTCTGTGCGACGACGAGGGCAATCGGCTCTTCACCGAGGCCGAGGTGCCGCAGTTGGGCGAGAAGTCCGCTGCCGTCCTCGACAAGCTCTTCACCATCTGCATGAAGCACAACCGCTTCACCAAGGACGACGTCGAGGAACTCGCGGGAAACTCCTGACGAGGCCCCGCCGGCTGTTCGAGTTTCGGCTCGCACTAGCCCTCGGCCGGTCTCACAGGGAACTCTTGGCGACGGTCGACGCTGCGGAACTCGCAGAGTGGGAGAGTTATTGGAAAATAGAACCGTGGGGAGACGAGTGGCGTCAGGTCGCTCGTCTCGCCACGGCCCTGTGTACGGCATGGGGCTCGAAAAACCTCGAAGAGGAAATGCTCATGCCGTCATACCGCAGGCCGCCTCAGTCGAAGGAGGCGATGATCGCAGAACTCCGAAAGGCATTCGGGGGATAAGCGATGGCGACGATCGGCACCATCACCGTCGAGTTCGCCGCTGACCTCCTTGGCCTTCAAGAGGGCATCACGGAGGCTCTCGACCTGTTCGAGGAGTTGTCCGACTCCATCGACAGCCTGTCTGAGCAGATCGAGGACGCGTCCGCAGGCGTCATCAAGATCCGTGCCGAGATGGACAAGGGCTCCATCGCTAAGGCCGAGAGCGACGTCAAGGGCGTCGGCAAGGACGCCGAGCCCGTCAAAATTGAGGCTGACACGACGGCCTTAGAGCAGTCTGCCTCACGCCTGTCCGGTTTCATTGACTCACTGCGACAATCATTCTCTGGACTTCCGGACGTCACGGGTGAAGCTGCCGGGCAGACGCAGAGGTTTGCAGACAACGCCGGCGCGGCGGCGGAAGCCGGCGAAGGGCTGGGGAATTCACTACAGCGAGTAGCAGACGGCTACTTGCTCGCGGCAACTGGGCAGAACGCAGAGGAAGCTAAGAAATACGCGGCCAGTTCGTTTTACGCGGCCACCGCTGTCGGCGAGGTCGCGGACGCTGCTTCGTCGGCAACGTCGGCTGTAGTTGGTTTCACTGAGGCCGCCACTCTTGCGACTTCCGGAAACGTCACCGCAACTTCTGCCATAGACAAGACGATCGTGGCACTCGGCCGAAGCTACGGCGCGTACGGCGCAGTTGCCGGTGCAATCACCGGAACGGTCAGGGCGATGGGAGGAATGGCGGTCGTGTCTGCCGCTATGGCCGGCAGCACCGCTGCGGCGGCCATATCTCTGGGGACGCTCGCAGCCGCAGCCGTGGGCGGCGCTGCGTCTTTTGTGACGTACAAAGCCGCAATGTACGGCGTCAGTCTGCTGACTTCCGGGCTCAGCGACGAAGCTCGCGGATACGTTGAGGCAGTTGCCGCCGTCGGGGCAGCGTCCGCCGCTGCCGTTGTCGGAATCCGCGCTTCCTCCGTGGCCTATGGGCTTGTTGCGCCTGCGCTTTTCAGGTCTACGTCGGCCAGTCAGCTTCTCCAGAATGCGCTTCAGGGCCTCGGCGTCGCCGCAGTGCAGGGCGCAACTCGCGCCGCCACCCTGCTTGGAGTCTTGGGCCGGCTTCTTCCGGCAATCGAGCTTGTTGCTGGCGCGGCGAACAAGGAAATCTCCCTCACTCAGTACGCCGCGCTCACGGCAAGGATCGTGGCAACGTCGGTGGCTTTTGGTGCAGCCGAGGGGGCAATCTCGGCGTGGGTCGCCGGGACCGGATTAGCAGCCGGCGCAGCGGGCGGCGCCGGCACGGCAGTCTTGGGATTCGCAGCAACTCTCCCGACGGTCGTGCCGCTTGCCATCGCCGCCGCCGTCGCCACCGGCCGGTACGCTCACGAGCTTGAGGAGCTTAGCCTCAAGGCTCAGGCGATCGACCAGATGGCAAGCCGGTTCGGATCATCCACGGAGGAGATCACCAAGCTTCGGCTGGCCGCCGACAACACTGGCGTCGGCATGGGGCAGCTTGCGAAGGGCCAGCAAGCGTTCTACACGAGCCTGTCGAAGATCAAGGCCGGGCAACTCAACGTCGAGAACGTCCGCGAGGCAAAGCTCGCCTACGACAAGCTCAACATCTCGCTCGACGAACTAAAGAGTCTGAAGCCAGAGGAAGCGTTCAAGGAAGTCGCCAAGCGGCTCAGCGAGGTCAAGGATCCGGCGGAGCGAACGGCGATCGCGTTTGACTTGTTCGGCAAGCAAGGCGCGGCGATCCTGCCGGCCCTCAAGGAACTTGGCGAGCTTGAGCAAGACTTCAAGAGGCTTGGCGGGACGCTGACGCAGATCAACTTCGACAAGTTTCTCCAGTTGGAGACTTCGTTTGACCGACTAAAGGCGTCGTCGTCGAATCTGAATCAGGTTCTGATGATCCCGTTCGTCGAGATGCAGAAAGCGTTCAACAACGCCACGGCGGACATCAGGGGCGGGCTCGCTGCGGCGCTCCAGCCTGTGATGACTGTCCTCATGGACATGACCAAGCCGCTGGCTGTGATCATCGAGGTGACGGCGAGAGTCGTGAACATGATGCTCAGGCTCGTCGGTGCCATCCTCAAGGTGGCCGGTGCCGGGCTTGTGTTTGCCACGATTGCGACGCTGGCCGACATGGTCGGGAAGGTGATTCTCGACCTCTTCGGCTACATCGAGGCGGTGATTACGGCAGTCGAGGGAGGAGCGTCCGTCATCGCCACTGCGATGCTCCCGGCAGTCGAGTCTTTCATGTACCTCGGCGAGGTTGTGGTCGGCCTGATCGAGATATTTACAGGAGACATCTTCGGCGACACCGAGGGTAACGCCAACTCGACGGCCACGGCGATCATCGCCCTCGGCGGTGCTTACTTTGCGGCGACGTTCAGCACGCAGATTTTCGCCATTGCTATGAAGTCGACGGCCGTGCAGGCGGTTGTCTCTGCGGCGGCTACGGCTACGGCGTGGGTCGCAGCCATCGCCGTCGGCATCATCCCGGTCATTGCCGCAGGAATCATCGCGATCGGGGCCTACGCGGCGTCCGTTATCGCCGCCGCCGCCACGACTGCCGCCGCTGCGGTCGTGATGGCTATCTCGTGGCTCATCGCCCTCGGTCCCATCGGCTTGATCATTCTGGGCGTGGCCGCGATCGGAGCCGGCCTCGCCACCCTGTACGCGCTCGGCGGAAGCATCGCCAGCTTCTTCACCGGATTCTCCGATGGCTCCGAGAAGATCAACGCCGCCACGGCGTCCGTAGAAGAGCTTTCTGCGGCGGCAGCAAAGAACAGCCAGAGCGGCCTCCAGAAAGACATGGCGGCAGCTACGTCTTCGGGCGAGGGAGAGTCAGAGACAGTTCAGGTCGACTTCGGTGGCGCATCGAGAACCGCCACTGCGGAGTTCGGAGGAGCAAGGACGGCCGTCGTCGAGTACGGCGCGGCTATGGGCCTCACTAAGGAACAGGCGGACGCACTGTTCAACGCGACCGCCACCGGCGCTGGGGTGATTACGAACGCGATCCTTCCCTCCCTCGACAATGCGGTTGTGTCCGTCGGTGCAGCGTTTGGTATGAGCGAAGAAAGCTCGCGAGAGGCTTTCGCCGGCATGCAGGAAGACGCCGCAGCGTTCGCGTCGGACGGCGCTGCAATGGCGGCCGACGGAGCCTACGCGCTCGCCGCCGCCTTCGGCGTGACTGAGGATGACATCAACGGCGCTATCCAGTCGATGAAGGAACAGTTCGCAGACCTGACAGAGTCCATGAAGGGGCCGTCTGTGGACGAGATCGCGGCCAGCGTCACGACCGCTCGCGACCGGATGGGTGAACTGACGATCGAGTCAGCCAAGTTCGGGCAAGCCGGCGCCGACGCCGCCGCTGCCTCGCAGAAGCAGTTCAATGATCTCCAGCAACAGCTTGCCGACGGCAGCATCACTCTCGAAGAGTTCGATACCGAGGCTGCACGGCTTGGCGACAACCTCGAAAAGAACCTTGATATCCTCAAGAACGACGCCCCCGAGGTCACGCTCAAGAAGAACCTCGAACTGTACAAGCAACTCGACGACGCCGCGAAGGCCGCCGGCAAGTCTGTCCGAGACATCGGCGCTGGCGTGGTGATCGACGACAAGTTCTTCCCGACGTCGGCAGCCATCAAGGAAAAGGCTGCCCAGTACAAGAACGAGTACGTCAAAGCCCTCGAAGAGATCAAGAAGAAGCAGCAATCAGGCGGCTTTGCCGCAGAGATCAAGCAGAAGCAGCAAAAGAATCAGGCCGACTTTGACTCTGGCAAGATCTCGCAAGAGCAGTTCCTCGCCGTCAAGCTCGAACTCGACTCGACGAATGCTCAGGAGCAAGCGTCGATCGCCGCCGAGGAGGTCAAGCGAGAGTTCGACCGCAAGAACAAGATGGACATCGAGCTTGATATGTCGTTCGCCGACGGCATTCGCAAGTCGCTCGACGAAGCGTTCCTCTCGCCTGTGCAGAAGTTCGACAAAGAACTGAAGAAGATCAGGGATAACAAGTCTCTCACGCCGGAAGAGAAGCAACTGGCCGAGGTCGATCTCCGCAAGAAGACCACCGAGAGCCTCGTCGGCAAGTCCGCTCAGGCTCAGTTGACGGACAGGAAGCGAGACCTGAATCAGGCTGCCGACGCTGGACTCATCACCGGCGGAAAGCTGGACTCTGAGCTTCAGAAGGCAGCCGACGACTTCGCCAAGGCCGTTGGAGTGACGCAGACGCCTTTCGAGTCGTTCTCTTCGTCGCTCAACAACATCACTGCGCAGTTCGGCTTCGCCGGGCAGCCGATCGACGAGGTTCGCGAGAAGCTCAAGGGCAACGCCGATCAGCTTGACCTCTTCGATCGTGCCGTGAAGGAGTCCCGAGATAACCTTCTATCCTCGCTGGGAATTGAGAAGACTCCGCAGGCGATCTTCGACGAGCAGATGAAGAAGATCGACGAGGCGGCTAACTCGAAGGATCCCAACAAGAGGATCTCGGCGTCGCAGGCAGAGGAGGCAAGGACAGCCGCCACTCGCAAAAGAGACGAGGCACTGGGCGCAGGAGCGGACGTCGGCGGCCAGCTTCGCGACCGTCAGAAAAAGATTGAAGAAGCGTTCGGCGGTGGCAAAGACCCAGCCAAGCTTGCTGTGGCACAGAACAAGCTCGACATGGACAAGCGATCCGCAGCCGGCCTCGACCCGACGGCTGCCCAATCGCTCAAGGCCGGCGTCGACAAGGTCAACGACGCATTTGGCGTGACCGGAAAGAGCATGGCGGAGATTCAGAAGGAGCTTTCTCCGCAAGACTTCAAGGAGTATCAAGAGGCGATCCAGAAGAACTCTGACGCCGTGAAGGCCAGTCTTGGGGTCGAGAAGAGCGGCGCCGACAAGATCAAGGAGTCTCGCGACAAGCTCTCTGCGGCCGTGGCTGGCGGCGTCATCACTCAGAAAGAGGCAGACAAGGCAATCAAGGCACAGAAGGACAGCCTCCTGTCGTCGCTCGGCATCTCGAAGAGCCCCGCCCAAGACTTCGAGGACGCCGTCACGAAGATCCAAGAGAACGCCTCTGAGCTTAGCCCGGAAGAGTTTGCTAAGGGGATGAAAGAAGCCAAGGACAAGCTCCTGTCCGCCCTTGGCATCGACAAGAGCCCCGCTCAGCAAACCGAAGACGCGATGAAAAAGCTTCGCGAGGCGTTCGATAAGGGCCAGATCTCGGCGACTGAGTTCGCCAAGGGCTCTCAGAAGGCCAAGGACACGCTGCTTCAGTCGCTGGGCATCCCGCTCAATCCTGTGACGCAACTCAAGGAGCGGATGGACAACCTCAAGGAAGCGTTCTCCAAGGGGCAGATATCGCAGGAGGAGTTCACGCGTGGTCAGGACGAGGCTCGTCGCTCGATGCTCCCCGGCGGCGAAGAAGAAAGCCCCGTGAAGAAGTTCGAGCGAGACATGAAGGCCGTCGACGATGCTCTCAAGGAGGGACTGATCGAGGGTGACGACGCTGACCTGAGGAAGAAGAACCTCCAAGCCCAGCTTCAGGAAGACTTGAAGCCGTCGCTCGACAAGGTCGCCCCTGACCGTCGCGGCATCGAGGGCTCCGACACGAGGAGCAAGGGCGGCGTCGACACGTTCTTCCGCATCCTTCGTGGCAACGACAACCCAAGCCTCAAGGCCCAGCTTGAGGTCGCACGCAACACGAAGATTCTCGCCGAGGCGGCCAAGAGCCCCGAGGCCCGCCCGGTCCTTGTCCAGCTTGCTGCACGCTAGTACGGATACACTTTCTCATGGCTGTTGTTGACTCTCGCGAGATGTTTCGTGGCCGTGCGAGCCAGACTCAGTACGGCGACGTGCCTGTCTACACCCGCGTGTTTCTCGTCCGCACGGACTCGATGGACACGGACCTCCAAGAGATCGCCGTGGGGACAGGCCTCGTGTGGCTTGAGCCGCACCCGGAAAATGCCAACGCCCTTCTCGTCGAGTCGAGCGTCCAGCAAGACGGCGACAGCCCCTTCCACTACAAGGTCACGGCCACGTACAAGGTCGGCCAAGACTTGGCGCAGACCCCGTGGGACCGCCCAGCCCAGTACAGCTTCAACGGCGGACTCGCCTCTGCTCCGGCATTCTGGTACTTTCCAAACGCCGGCGACAACTCGACAAAGCGGATCATCATCAACACGGCCGGCGACCCGATCGGCGGTCTGGACCGAGACGAGGGCGAGTTCACGGTCTCGATCACGATCAACAAGGCGCCGCCGTTCGACTACGCCAAGGCACAGAACTACGTCGGCGCAATCAACTCCGACACGTGGAGCGGAGGCGGCCCGAAGACATGGAAGTGCGTGTCGATCACGGGCACCAGAAAAGTCGAGGACGTCAACGGCAGCAAGTACGTCTACTGGGAGACGAACGCCACTTTGGCGTATCGAAACACCGGCTGGGACTTGCAGACGTGGGACGTGGGTTTCAACGAGATCGTCGGCGGGCTTCGCAAGAAGATCCTCGCCGGATCTGAGCCTGTCAGTGAGCCGGCAGCCCTGAGTAACGGCGTCGCCAAGACTCCGGGCCAGCCGCCCGACATGCTGACGTTCAGAGTCTACCGGACGCTGCCGTTCACGGGCACGTTCCCGACACTCCCGTCGTGAGGTGAAGCATGAGTAATGGGCCGGGAAACAGCGGCTCTCAGGTCGTCAGCTTCAGTCTGGCTGACGCACAAAGAATCTCTGCCGTCGTTGCCGAGGCCGAGGGGAGCCGTCGTGGCCGAAAGGGCTCGACGCTGCCGAGGGCTGCCGGCGGTGGCGGGGGTTCTGTGGTTCTGGCGACGTTCACCGGGGCTTGGAGCAAAAACCAAACTAAGGTCGTGAGTCTTCTCTCTGATCCCACCTCCACAGCGGCTGCGATGAACGTCGTGGCGAACGTGAGTCCGCACACCGGAAACATCGCTCGCGTGTGCTGTTTGGCGATGGCACAGACGGCGGCGAGCGGGGCCGCAACGTATGTGGCTATCTCGATCGACAGGTGCTAGGAATGCCTTGCGACGATTGCGGGTGCAACTCATACGTCGGCGTCGGGAACAACGAGTCCGGGCAGGCCGCTCCGCGATCGGAGGTGCGTCACTGCATATTCGGAAATGTTGTTGCCGAGGGGCGGAGATATTTTCCCGACTACTACATCGAGAACCCCAACCTGTCTGACGGCTTTTGCGGCGAGAGACGGTGGAAGCGTGTGTTCACAGGTGACGAAGGTGGCATCGGATGCACGTTTGCGATCGACATGGAAGACAAGCTGTGGGCGTGGGGCGACAACCGGTGGGGCCAGCTTGGTGACGGCTCGTATCTAGCCAAGGGCAACCCGGTCCAGATCGGCAGCGACACTTGGAAGTTTATCTACACCACTGGTGGCTCGACGCTCGGAATAAAGACCGACGGCTCGCTGTGGGGATGGGGCAAGTGCAACGCGGGCCAGCTTGGGCTTGGAGGAATCCTTCCGACTAATGCCACGAGATTCAGGAAGATTGGCCCGGGAAATCTAGGATACGGCTGGGAAGACAACACCGACTACTTCAACGCGCCAGCCGCTCGCGCTGTGCTGAGCAGCGGAATCGACAGCGTCGGGCCGATAAAAGGCCACTACAACGAAAACAATAACACGGCCAATAAGCCAGACTTCAATCGCGCTCCAACGGCGTCCGTTGTCTACAACATCGTTCGTCCCGACATAACCCCAAACATTTACAAGGCGGGGAGCGGCGCTGAATTTGTGTGTCTCATCGACGGGGCTGTTCAGTCGAGTTCCTCAAAGTACACGAATCTTCGGCCGCTGATAACGAACGGCGGTTCTGGGTACGCGTCTGCTCCAGACGTCAGCTTCGAGGGCGGCGGCGGGCGCGGCGCGATGGCGAAGGCCACGGTCAGCGGAGGCTCTGTAGTTTCTCTAGAAATCACAAGCGGAGGATCTGAGTACCAGACGCCGCCCACTGTCGTTTTCAGTGGTGGCGGAGGCTCTGGTGCGTCAGCAACCGTTGAGATTGCCGGCCCAATGCTTGAGGTTCAGGTCAAGTCTCCGGGTAGCGGATACACGTGCGATCTTCCGCCGGTTCAGGGCATGGGTAGCCTCGGTCCGCTTCCTTATCCTCAGTGGTATACGGATTACTTCTACGGAGACTTTGAGGAGGCCAGAACGTATGGAGTAAGCAACCACTACACCTTCGACATTTATCCTCGCTACTACAAGACAATAAAGGTAAACTTTCAGGCCTCACCAGAAGACAAAATCTCTTATCCGGAGAAGAAGCCTGAGTACATCTACGCACGAGCCCGCCTGAAGCCGGCTCCGATCTCGTCTATCGTTCCGTACTTTGGCGGATCGGTTTACTGCCGAGTGAACGTCAGCCAAGAACTCCCGAATGGATTTGACGCAAACTCTCCAGCATATATCAAACCAGACATCGCGATCGAGGATTATGACGTCTATGGCGAGGGGTTCAACAGGGCGACCGCCGAAGTGACGAGCTATACGATCGACCAGAACGGCATGAACATCACTGGTATTGCGATTACGAACCCGGGGTCTGGGTACATCTTTGCTCCAGACGTCGTCATTGGTCCGCCAAACAAGCCTCGCCTCGTCGACTCTGGGTCATGGACTCACGTTTCGGTCTCTAAGGAAGGTGCTGGGGTCGGCATCAAATCCGACGCCTCCATCTGGGTATGGGGGGCACGTCCTAATCGCGACGAAACGGACGGCTCCGATACTTACAAAGAGCCTCTTTACAGTCCAACGCCGCTGGGGCGTGGGCTGAGGCTGTACGCTTCCGTGAATGCTCCGCCGGCGACTCCGTTTACGACGAGCGATCCTCAGTACAACAAGTATGACTCGCGAGCGGTTGTGCCATTTTGGAGAAAAGAGTGGGACGCTGGCGAAGTTGAAATCACGAGTGCCCAAGGGTGGGGATACACAAGCGTGCCGACCCTGAGCCCGACCGAAGGAGGAAAGTGGACTTCTGTTCCCAATCCAGATGTGGGAGTTCCCGCTCAGGTTGCAAAAGTGTCGCCATCTGGATCTGGCAACAACACGCTGTCGCGGCTCGGACGCACTCCAGATGAAACCCAGTTTGAGTATTGGCCGGGCGGGAACAATTACGCAGATCGAATCTCCGGAACGGAGGTGTGGGAAGCGCAGTGGTCAGGCTTCCGCGCTGAACTGAGCGGGCCGTCGGGCGGAGTCAAGTGCTACGCCGACGGTTTCGCGAGGTACGTGATCGACTCCGGAGGAAGCCTGTGGATCATCAAGAAGAGCCTTCCGCAGCAAGCGAGAACAGGGCCAGACATCAGGAAAACGCTGTGGAATACAGAGACTTACTTCTACCCCGGAGGTTATCAATGTTTCGTGGCAAGCCTAAGCTCCGATGAAAAAATCGGCACCGAAGATCGGGGTGGGTTTCTAAACCCTGAGCCGTACCCAAACATATTCGATCTCCCTACGCATGGCGATCTAAGGAAAGAAGGCTCGCACGTCATTCCGAAGACCGGGCTTGTGATCACGGCCACGCAGGGCAGCGAATACTACGACTACATCAACGACTACTCGAATTACTCTCCTCCGAAGGCGTGGCTCCGTGCTGAAGTCGAGCATGTGTTTCGCACGTCCTTCAAGTCGACGGAGGAGCCTGAGTTTATGACAGGATCATGCGGGGACTGGACTCCGTACTGGGGCTACCTTACCGGAGACGCAGTCAACACCAAAGTGTTGGTCACTGGGCCGGGCAATGGGAAATATGACTGGACAGTTTCCAGAACAACGCGACTAGCTGACATTACGAAGAAGTCGTTTTCGCACGAGAAGATCGCCAGCGTCTCGCTTCATCCGGAAGTCGTCTGGGGCGGCAAGCTGTATTCGGCGACAACAGTGTCTCTATCTGGGTATGTCCCGAGCGACTCGCATTTGTTTGAGCCGTACTCCACGCTTGATGTTCAGACGGCAGGCGTCGAGAACACGGACGTTGGCGGCTCCGGGGGGACTGTTCAGGTGACGGCGAACGATGACCGATACGGCTTCTCGAATAGATTCATGGCGGAGTGCAAAGGGGCGTGGAGTAATTACTTCCCGAGGCACGGCGTCGCCTCAAGCGAATCCGGCACGCTGACTTTTGGAATGAGGCCACACGAGTACGGATCTTTTGCCGGGTGGACGGTCCCTCAGGAATACTCCGGGTTTTCCGCTGTCGCAGAAGGAGGCGTCGGCCTCAAGTCAGGCGACACGGCGTGGAGGCTCCCGGTCGCGTTCTCGCAGCCGCCGGCGAGAATCAATCCGTTCACTCCGACTGTTACGTCCTCTGGGTCGGGGTATACCGAGCCGGCAAAGGCGTCGCTCTCTCCGGCGTCTGCGACGTCGGCTGCGAGTGTCACTTGCAGCATCAACGGGAAGGTCATCGCCGTCGGCGTTATTGAAGGAGGCAGCGGGTACAAAACGGCGCCTCAAGTCTCGTTTTCCAACGGAGGGGCACAAGCAACCGCCACAATTGAAGGGCCGGTGTCTAAAGTCACAGTCACAGGTGGCGGTGGCGATTATGCGGTGCCTCCGACGGTCGTCTTCTCTGACCCCGGAATACCAGCCAAGGCGACAGCCGCGATTTCTGGAGGCATCGCGGAGGTGAGGATGACCGCCACAGGCAGTGGCTATTTTTCGGCGCCTCAGGTTGAGGTGGACGGCGACGGCAGCGGCGCTGTTGTCACGGCGACGATCAGCGGAGGCGGAAAGGTAGACAGATTGCTTCTGACGTCTCGCGGAAGCAAGTACACGTCCAGCCCGACTGTGTCCATAACTGGCGGGGGCGGCAGTGACGCAGCGGCAGCCGCAACAGTTGACCTCGACGAGGAAAGCGACACATACGGGCAAGTCATAAACTTGACGCTTACCTCGCGAGGGAATGGCTACACTTCTGCGCCAGAGGTTTCCATCACGGGGTCACAAGACCCCGGCGGCGAGCCAGCAACCGCAACGGCGACAGTAAAAGCAGACGGAGTCGTGACAGGCTTTTCTGTCGTCAGCGGAGGCAGCGGATACACAACTCCTCCAGCGATTCGAGTTGGAGGAGGCGCCGCCGGTGTTGCAAGGCTTTCTGGATATGTTTCTGACGTGACGATAGTCAGGGGTGGCAAATACAGGTCTGCCCCAACTTTTTCTTTCGAGACGAAGAAGGAGGTCTCCTCGCTGACGCTCACTTCTGGAGGGAGCGGATACTCAGTGCCTCCGTCCGTGGAAATACTTGGCGGATACGGCGCGGGCGCTGCGGCTGTCGCTGTTCTTGCGTCCACGCTTTCAAATGCCACAGTGACAGTCACTAAGGGTGGCTCTGGGTACACGTCTGCACCACGCGTGACTTTGTCTGGCGGCAGCGGCGAGTTTGCAACCGCGACGTGCAGCGTCAGCGGAGGGGTTGTGACGTCCGTAACCATTCAGTCCCCCGGCGGCGGATTTCTTTCCGCCCCGACCGTCACTTTTTCAGGCGGCGGTGGTTCTGGCGCTGAGGCCAAGGTTGGCCTGCCGGTGTCGAAGATTCTGTTGTCCGACTCTGGGTACGGATACGAAAAGTCCCCGAGGGTTTTCTTTTTTGGGGGCGGCGGAACTGGCGTCGCTGCCACAACGCAGATCTCTCAAGCCCCCGGCAGTGGAGGGTCTGGAACAACTGAGATCGATGGTTCTGTGGTGTTTGTGTCTGTCACGAACGAGGGAAGCGGCCTGACATCTCGCCCCTCAGTCACCGTGCCCGGAAACGCTAAGCTTCAGGCTTACGTGTGCGGGACGTTGACGCAGCCAACGGTGACGAACCCCGGATCAAACTACTCAAGCAACGACCTGTTACGATATGGGCCAACGGGTCTGGAGTATGACAAGGATGGGAAATACAAGGGCCCCGCCGCGACCGTTCTGGGGACTAGGCTGGACTCGCCGCTCGGCGGAGCTGGAGCTTACTACAGTTCAGGGTACTGGTTTGATGGCTCTTGGGGGGGTGGCGGGATTACTTCTGTCTCAGTGTATCGATCGCCGCTTCGGCTGACACAAGGCAATCGCCTGCCGAGGACCGGGTCTCCAATAACAGGAGCCGATTCGATCGCCGGCACGTATGCCACTCCGCCGCTAATCGTTCCGATCGACTCGTTTGCTGTTGCCCCAAGGACAACGATGCGGCTTCGGTCGCTTGCCATGTCAAAAACGGCAACGTCTATCTCGCTTTCTAACCCAACGAGCGATTCTGAAAAGCATCTGCTTTATTCGACTCATCACCGTGGTGTTGTGTGTGGCTCTGGGAAGTCTGCGACTGCATGCGCCGTTCAAGGCCTTTTGATTGTCAAGGGCGATCTTCAATCTGGATCTAAGATCAGGTTTTATAGTTTGGTCTCGCCGTTCTTGCACGCAAGATACTCCAAAGCGCCTTCAGTGAAGATCAGGAGCGTCAGCGGGACGGGCGCGAAGGCGCAACTCTCCATAGACGCCAACGGGGTCGTGGAGTCTGCGTCCGGAATGACAATTACGCAGTCTGGAAGCGGCTACCTGAACGTCGACGGGCTTGAGTTTGATCAGGGAGAGAGACTGGTGGATGAGCCATCGGCAACCGCCACAGTCGATGCGTCCGGAAGTGTGACCTCAATATCGATCCAGAGCGGCGGAGGTGGTTTTTACAAGCCGCCGAGGGTCGTGATTCACGGCGGAGGAGGGACAGGCGCCGAGGCTGTTGCGACTCTTGTGGCCGATCCGCAGGGTGGAAACGCGGTCGTTTACGCAGTTGGGTCAGTGGGAGTCGTGAGTGGAGGGTCCGGTTATTCGACTTCCAATCCTCCGTCAGTCTCGTTTGTTCACTCGACAGAAGATGAGTCAATCTTCGACCCCCGGTGCGTGGCAACTCCAACTCAGGAGGCAGCCGAGACGTACTTCATTTACGGCGACGACAGCGGCACGGGGATCGCCTTTTACTCTGGCTACGATCCGTCCTCGTATGAGTCTGGATTGAAATATTGGCAGGGCTCTGTGCTACTGCCGCGATTCGGCCAGTACCTGTCTTCTTTGACTGGCTACGAAAGGTTTGTTGTCCTGTCTGCACTTCCTATTCCCGGCTTGGTGGACGACGTCTTTTCTAAATTTCAGATTCAATACTGCGGCTTCGGCTTGCGTCAAGAAAATTACGGAGGATTGAGAATGGCCGGCAACAGTTACGCGACGGAACTTGGGGAGAATACTTACGGCTGGCAGAGCCCCAGCTCAATAATGTACCCGGCCGCAACGAGCCCCTTTTACTACTGGCCTCTCATATCGTCGCAGTCGGCAAAGACATGCTCGATCGACACATCGTTCCCCCCCGTGGCGATGATTTCGGACGTCTCCGCTGCGTACCAATTTCAACGCGGAGCCCACATAAACAACTGCGACCTATCCGGAAACCCGCTCGTCGTTCCGTTTTTCGATGACGGTCAGGTGACAGGAGTTGATTCGTATCGATACAGCAACGAGGGGGGCGCTTGTTTTTTGGCTGGAGTGCCCGTGCCCACCTCGTGCAGTGTTTCGGGGGTCGGGACTGGGGCAGAAATAAGCATCTCTTCCATAAAGGCCCACGCCGAGGCAAGCGTTTCTCAGTCGGTGTATGGGCAGGTGGCTTCTCACGTAATCATCATTCCGAAATTTGACTGATGCTATGGACGACCACCACTTCCAAATCGATCACCAGAAATGGCTCTGGCGGTACTCGCCGCTGAAGGGGGCTGCGGCAGGATGGACAGAATGGGACAAGCGAAAGGTTTTGATCGACCGGAAGCTCAAGGGTAGGGTGCGGCTGGAGACGGAGATCCACGAGGGGATCCACGCCTGCCTCGGCAAGACAATCTCCGAGGAGAGCGTGACGCAGGCCGCCAGCGATCTGGCGAAGATTCTCTGGGCACTTGGGTACAGGATTCAGAAGCCATGAGTAAGTTTGAGATCCTCGTGAAGCAGTTGATCGAGAACGACAGCCGGAAGGCCTCGCGGTCTTGGTACGACAGGCTGCCGGCACCCGGACGTGTCGAGATCGACGCAATCAAGAAGAGGTTCGCGGCCGGCGAGTTCGGCCGCACGAGCAAGAGAGCGATGGCGAGGGCTATCGTCACGGCCGCGAAGGAACGCGGCTGGCACTGCACGGAAAGCGGGGTTCGTGAATGGCTCGCGAAAAACTAGCCGACCACGTCGAGCGGATCGTCGAGGCCGACATCGAGACCGAGAAGCTCCGGGCCCAGCTTGTGGCTCTCAAGAGGAGCTACAAGGCGGCTCTCGTCGCGATCGACAACGAGCGGAAGAAGTCTCACTCGCTCGCCGCCCTCGCCGGGATCGAGGCCTCGAAGAAGCCTCCCAAGAGACGCAAGAAGGCCAGAGGCGAGGCCACGGCCGTCGTGCTTCTCTCAGACTGGCACGTCGAGGAGCGAGTCCCCGGCGAGACCATCGGGTGGAAAAACAACTTCGACCTGAGGATCGCCGACCAGCGTCTGGCGGAGCTATCTGATCGGATCGAGACGCTCATCCATCACGAGCGGCACCTCGCAAAGATCGACAGAATCGTCATCGCGGCCCTCGGCGACTTTATTTCAAACATCATTCACGACGACACAGCGGAACTGGCTCAGCTTGCCCCTCTCGCCGCTACACGCTGGGCCGGCGAGAGACTCAGGTCGATCATCGACCGGGCCGCGAGACTTGCCGACGAGGTAATCGTCGTCACCGCCGTCGGCAACCACGGCCGAAGTGTGATGAAGCCCCGGATCGGCACGGAACACGACCACAGTTTCGAGCAGAATCTCTACCTGATGATGGCGGCGTCTGAGAAGAACGACAACGTCGTGTGGCAAGTTGGGGAAGGCTACCTGAATGTCGTCGATTTGGACGGCTACAGGATCGCCTGCCACCACGGCCACGGGATCACGGGGAATATCCACGTCGGCGCGACTCGTGCGATCGCCCAGTGGCAGAGGTCGACTCCGGTAGACTTGCATGTCTTCGGTCACCACCATCAGTTCTCGTGGTGCCGTGGCAAATACGTGTCGAACGGAAGCCTGATCGGGTACAATGCTTACGCATTGCGGAACCGTTTCGACTACGAGGCTCCGAGCCAGTCGCTCCTCGTGGTCTCTCACGAGCGGCACGAATGCACGCGGGCAATTCCAATCTTTTGTGATCGAGATCTTCAGGAGGAGGCAGGCACATGCAAGTCACGGCAGTCGATGGTGGGCACGTCACGAGCATCGACGAGGCGAACGCGGTCATCCGAAAAATCGTCGAGGCCCGGAAAAGTACGGAAGCGGTGACCGTCGACGACGGAGAGCTTCAGGCCGAGCTTGATGCGGCCGTCGACATGGGCACGGCGACGCCGATGCCGGGGATGTTCGAGATGGCCGAGGGCGACAACCCGAAGGACGTGATCGGCAGCGACAAGCTTCCTCTCCATCTCTGGCCGACGACGGCTAGTGCGATGGGCTGCATCGCTTTGCTCAACGGGGCCTTGAAGTACGGACGCTCGAACTGGAGGGCCGTGGGAGTGCGAGCATCGATCTACGTGGACGCCTGCCAGAGGCACCTCGCGGCGTGGTTCGAGGGCGAAGAGGCCGACGAAGAGGGCGTGCCGCACCTGTCGGCGGCTCTCGCGTGCCTCGCGATCCTCGTCGACTGTCAGGCGGCCGGAAAGCTCAAGGACGATCGGCAGTTCCCGGGAGGACACCGTGAACTGATCGACTCGCTGACGCCTCACGTGGCGAGACTCAAGGAACTGCACTCAGGGCGGAGCCCGCAACACTATGTCAGACAGTGAAATGCTGAGGCTGGCCTGCGAGTACGCGGCCGCTCACTCCGACGACCCTCGCACGAAGAACGGCGCGATCCTCGTGGCAGGCAGGGATCGAGTCTTCGCCGCCAACACGCTCCCGCACGGCGTGCATCGAGCCCCTGAGAGGCTGGAGCCGCCGGTGAAGTACAGGTTCATCGAGCATGCCGAGAGGTCGGCCGTCTACCGCGCCGCCCAGCGAGGCGTCTCCACGGCCGGCTCGCGAGTCTACTGCCCGTGGTTCGCCTGCACGGACTGTGCGAGAGCCCTGATCGTCGCCGGCGTGTCGGAGATCGTCGGTCTCGCCGCCTTGAGAAACGCGACTCCGCATCGGTGGGAGTCCGAGATCACCCTCGCGGAACAAATGCTCCGCGAGGCCGGCGTCGGAATGCGGTGGATCGCCGACAAGGTCAACGCCAAGGTCCGATTCGACGGACGCGACATCTACGTCTAGCCAGCCGGGGGCGAGGCGCCCGACGCCCAGCCTACCCCGTCGGAGTTGCCCCTCCGGCTGGCCTTTCTTCCTCCTCGTGCAGCTTCGGCAGCACGTCGCACGGCGACGGCCCGCTCGCGATGAAGCGGGGATCGACGTAGTAGGCCTTGGCGATCCTCGGCGACGAGTGATCAAGCAGGGCCGTGGCGTCGCCGCCACCCGCAGCGTAATGAGTCGCCGACGAGCGTCTGATCATGTGGAACTTGGTGCGGCGACTGTCGTCGAGACCAGCACGTCGCACGATCTTCCCGAAGACGTGCCAGAGAATCGTCTTCGGACGATCCCAAGAGAAGATGCACTTCGACGGCCCCCTGCCACGGCAGAGTTGCTCGACGAGGTGTTGCGTCTCGATTGAGAGACGGTAGAGCTTGTCCCTTTTCTTGCCCTTGCGATGCTCCGCACGCACGAGCAAGACGCCGTTCGTGTAGTCAGCGACTTGCACGGCCATGATCGCTCCGATCCTCTCGGCCGTCTCCCAAAGCACGCTCACGAGAGCGCGGAAGAACAGAGACGCCGGTGCCTTGTCGACCGTGCCCGGCTCAGAGTCGGTCGCCCGGATCAGCGACTTGATCTGGTCGATCGTCCACGCCGTCGGAATCCGCTCAGGCAGAGTCGCTGGCGGCACGCACGGCTTTTGCTTGATCAAGCCCCGGTCCCACGCGAAGCGAGCGAGACTCAGAAGCTGAGTCCTTTCCTTCTCAGCGGTGAACGCAGAACGATCGCGGGCACGCTTAGCGAGAAACCTCGCGATTGCAAGATCAGAGAGATCATCGAGAGTCGCTCGATGCTCTAGGTACTTGTCAAAGCTGCGAAGTGTGCAGCCGTAGAGGCGGACTGTGTTCTCGCTTTTGCCGCGAAGGCGAAGCGGCGCGAATATCGACTCGAAGAACTCGGAGAGAAGCATGGTGTGATCCCCTGTTGGTTGGTCCCCTCTCTGCGGCCCCCGCCTTGGGCTGCCACGAATGAGGGAGTGTGTCACCTCCTTGCTATCACGAAACCCCCTCCAACCCCGTGCTGGAGGGGGTGACGACGCCGCCTGCGTCGTCGCAATCGTCACGTCTGTCAGACTTGAGCGTCCTCGCAGATGTTTTTCTTGAGCCAGCGGCCGATTTTCTTCGCGGCCTGCTCGTGCGACGTGATCTTGCCGGCGAACACGTCGGCGATCACCCACGCGATGCACTCGTCGAGAATCAGGTCTGCCGTGGGGTCGACCCCCCTATAGAAGCGACAGTCTTGTCGAACGATCCGTCGAAACTCTTGGACTGACTGCGGCGCGGTTTTCATTGGTGTCCCTCCGTGAGCTACCGGCCCGGGGAGCGTCCCTCAGGCCCACCAGAAGAATCCTGTCCCCGCCATTATTTGTCAAACGAAATCCGGGGTTTCGCGGTGAAACCCCGGTTTTTTAGTAGGAAAGTACGGATGCAAGGAGGGGCAGCAGATGGCTTTTCACCGACCCGTGTCTATTTCAGAGGCCGCCGACCTGATGGGCTTGACTAAGAGCGGCGTGATCAAGGCAATTGCCACCAAGAGACTTGTCGCGGTCGCCCTCAGCGGGAGGGGGCTGATGCTCAGCCACGAGCAATGCTCAGGCAAGAAGTTCGACGAGGCCGAGTTCAGGAAGCTCTGCAAGAAGTTCGTGTCGGTCCCTGAGGCATGCGACATCGTCTACAAGACGGATTCGATGGTCATGCGAGACCTGAGAGCGGGAAGGATTGCCGGGTTCCGCTTGAACGGCAAAGCGTGGGCCGTCGACAAGCGGTCGGCCGAGCAAGAGTTCGCCGACTATCTCTCTCAGCCACAGCGACGCGGCCAGCCTCGCCGAGTTGGTGACACGAGGTCGCCTCGTCACCTCCGGAAAAAGCCCTTGACCAAAAAGACGACGCCGGTACGATCTCGTCGCGGCAAGTGACTGCCGCCTCTTTTTGCTCTGCACAGTACGGATGCGTGTTCCATGAGCAGCAACGTCGACCACCCGTCGCACTACAACAGCCACCCGGCTGGCATCGAGTGCATCGACGTCGTCGAGTGCATGAGCTTCAACGTCGGCAACGTGATCAAGTATCTGTGGCGAGCGGATCACAAGGGCCACGAGGTGGAAGACCTCCAGAAGGCCCTCTGGTATCTCCAGCGTGAGATTGCTCGTCGAGAGAAAGTACGGACACGGTCTCCTGAGTGGAAGTTCGAGGGCAAGGAGCAAGACAACTATGCGTGAGTTCGTTGTGTCTTCGCTCGTGACCGTGTGCTGCCTCGCTCTGGAGGTCTTCCTGTTGTCGATCGGGTGGAACCTGTCCCGCACGCTCTTCGTCGGGGTGCCAGAAATGCACCTCGGCGAAGCCGTGGGGCTGTTCGTTTTCTTCAAGATCGTGGGCCTTCAGTTTCGGCCGCCACTCCGCGTCACGCTGCCGAAATGATGGCTGAAATCCTCAACCTGATCGACGGCCTGCCGCACGAAGCGTGGCTGATTTGTCTTCTGATTGTCTCAATGCTTGCATGGAGGTTTGACGGTGCTGGATCTCGTTGAAAAAGTCGAGCGATGGGCGACCGATCGCCAGATCATCGCGAATAGCACGCCGATGGCTCAGCTTCTCAAGAGCCTCTCGGAGATGGGCGAGCTTGCCGACGCCACCTTGAAGAACGACCGCGACGGGATCGTCGACGGCGTCGGCGACGTCCTCGTGACTCTGATCCTCTACGCGAGGCTACAGGGCATTCACATCGAGGACTGCCTCGCGACCGCGTACCACACGATCAAGGACCGCAGGGGGCGGCTCACTCCCGAGGGCGTGTTCGTCAAGGAGTCGTGATGAACAACTCCGTTCGATTCTTTCCCTACTGGAACCCAAGCGACATCCGTCAGGTGGTTGGGCTGCTCACGATGGTGAACGCCGTATTCGAGCAGAACCCAGCGGCGTCTCGGTGGATCGAGATCGGCTCGCTGAACGGCGAGTCGGCGACGTTGTTCTTGGGGTTCCCTCAGATCAAGAAGCTCCAGCTTGTCGAGCAGTCGAAGCGTCACGCAGAGGCCCTGAGGACTAGATTCGTCTGGCCGATCGCCGAGGGGCGGTGCGAGGTGTACGCGACCTACTCGACGAGCTTTGCGTCGACGGTGGAGAGCGAGAGCGTCGACGTCGTCTACATCGACGGCTCGCACAAGTACGAGGACGTGGTGAAGGACATCGAGTCTTTCTGGCCGACGGTCGACGTCGGCGGGTTTCTGTGCGGCCACGACTACATGAGGGACTGGCCGGGAGTGACGAAGGCGGTCGACGAGTTCGTGAGCGGGCACGCCCTCTCGCGGCCGAGGCGATTCGAGGATGGAAGCTGGCTCATTTCCAAGGAGGGGTGATGGCAATTCAGAACAAGAAGCGTCGTCAGATCGACGTGCCGATGCTGTTTCGACTGTGGACGGACAAGACTCTTGAGGTTCGCGAGATCGCGTCGCGACTCGACGTCTCGTCCAGCACCGTACTCAAAGAGGCGTCGAGGCGGGGCCTGCCGAAGAGGCGTCGGCAAGTCACGACGAAGCTGTTCGACGACTCTGAGCCGACGCCGGAGATGATCGCCGAGTACGAGCGTCGCAAGGCCGAGGTCAAGGCGAAGCACTTCGCAGACATGAGGAGCAAGGCATGATCAGAAGAGACTTTTTCAAGACGCTCCTCGCCGCGACCGCCGGCCTCGCCGCGTCGCGGGCAGGGGCGGCCCTGCCCTCAGCGGCACCGCCGAAGCCGGAGAGGGAGTGGGAGAAGCAGATCGCCGAGATGCTCAAGAAGTGTGTCGTGGTCGGCATCCAGCAACACGCGACCCTCGACGGCCCGACCTACTGGGAGGTCGAGTACATCTACGATCCCGACAAAAAATGGCGAGGCGCGAGGCTCAACGACGAACTGAAGCGGTCCATGCCGGCGAAGGCTGGCATGAGGGACGTCACAGTCACGGCCGAGGCTTCGAGAGCTTCGGACACTCTGTTCAACGACTGGGGCATCCGCCTGACTGACGACGAGCCTGAGTACCACATCACCGTGACATGGGTAACGGCATGAGTAACGGCGACCGCGAATTCTTCGGCATCCTCGCCGGTGTCATCCTTGTCATCGCAGTGATGCTCGTCGCGATGATAATTGCCTCCAATCGCCCTGAGCCGGCCGTCCGCGACCTCACTGAGAGCTACGCCATGCCGCCGCACCTCGCCGGCTGCAAGGTTTTCTTGCTCCTCCCGAAGGGGCACGGCAGAGGGCTCTACGTCGTGACCGACGGCGAGCGGCCACTCGCGACCTCGTGGGATGAAGTCCACTCGAAGCACACTGAGCGGGTGACGGTGGAGACGCCATGAGCGACATCGCAAGAGACCTACGCGCCGCAGCCTACGTCCTGCTTGAGTGCCCTGAACACGCAGAGACGGTTGACGGCGGTGTCTTGGTCAATCTGCACAAGCGGGCCGACGAGTTGAATGCCGCCGCCGACGAGATCGAGCGTCTGCGTGCGATGCTGCTGTCGGCGGAAGAGCCGGCCGCGTGGGCGGTCACGATGGGGGACGGCTCTACCTACGAAGCGTTCGCCGCTCACCAGCGTGGCGAGGCTGAGGCGCTTGCGAACGAGTGTCGATTTGGGAACAAGAGCTTACCTCTCCCTCTGGCTCCGCTGTATCTGCGAACGCAGCCCGCGCTCACAGCCGAGGAGCGAAAGACGATTGAGTGGTTTTCGCGGTTGTCGTATGGCGATGGCGGCCCATTGCCAACTTACTGCGCCACGCTCCGCGCCATGCTGGAGAGAACCAAGTGACTGACCGCGACACGTTCGCCGCAGCGGCGTTGACGGGGCTGCTGGCCCAAGGCGATGACGGCTCGTTCTCGGAGGAGTCCTACGTCCGCTCTGCCTACCGATGGGCCGACGCCATGCTCCGCGAGCGTGAGCAAACAAAAGAAAAAGACGCCAGTTTTTCTTGCACGAATCATGACGCCGCGCCGGCGGCGACAGCCCGTACAGATGCCGACAGGGCCCGCACTGATAAAGCGGCCACCCGACCCGGCGAGGGCACCGGCGATATTCCAGATTCCAGAACGCGACTCTCCGAAGCCGAGATCGACGCTATTGAGCGTGTGGTCGAGGACGGCAGAATCGCCAGCATGAGCATCTACGGCGTAATGCGGTCGCTGCTCGTCAGGGTGCGGCCGGAGTGGGAGGCGAAGCCATGAGTATCCAGTCCCGAGCCACTCGCCCCACATCCCTAAGCGACTTCGGTCGCGTCGGTGCCGTTCCTGAATTGGTTCGCGTCTTGGTGTTGTCGCCACCATCCCGAGAGCAGCATGTCCTTCGGATGCTTATTCGCAGGCCATACGAAGGGCTTCGTCTGCCGCATGAACTGCAATGGGTGTTGCCGCTGGTTGGCGTAGCAGAGTCGCGTCAGGCAGTCATTGCAAGGCACCCATTTCTGTATCTGACGGTTCGCAACGGAGTCGTCGCGAGCGTCGGGGACGACAGGTGGCATGTCGATGGGTTCTCCATGCAGTACCACCATCTGCCAGAGCAGAACTACACATGGACCGACTACGCAGGCACCGAATACTACGACGGACCGTGCGAGATACCCGACGACTTCGATCCGTTTCGGCACAACCTACACAGCTACATCCAGACACAAGTCAATCCGGCCAAGGTTCGCCGCACGCTCCCCTACTACGCTTACGTCATGGACCCGTATGTGATCCATCGTCGACCCCCGGAAACGTCGGGGCGGCGGCGGTGTTTTGTGCGTCTCTCCTACACGCCAATAGAGATTGCTGACAGAAACAACACGCCAAACCCGCTTCTGCCGACGAACTACACGCGAGACGGCGTCAAGGACTTCCGAGACGCGCTGGTAAGGTACGAAGAGGATGTTAGAGCATGACACGCGAAATCGGCCCCGAACTCGTCGCCCGCATCCGGCACGTTGCCGACAGCCTAGAGGCTATCGCGCGTGGCGAGGTCGATAGCCCGCAGCCTTTCATCGCCGCGTACGCGGTGTACCTCAACGGCGTCTACGACTCGTCATACGGCCCTGACGCGATTGATGAGGCGATGGAGATCGCCGCCGACTGCAACGGCGAGGTGGTGCCGCTCTACCGTACACCGCAGACGCACGCTACACCGAGCGAGGGTACACGGCAGGAGCGGTGTACACTCACGCGCCAAGGCGCGGCTGCGAACTGCGTATGTGCCGGACGACGAGACTGCCGCTACGCTGCGCGGTCTTCTTGATCGGACGAAGTGAGAACGTGAAGGATCAGGAGCGGCGAACGATGAGCAACGACAACACGCAAGACAAGGCCGAGCCGTCTCCTGCATCCGCTGGTTCTCGCGTTGTGGCGTGGGCAGTTGTGAACCCAAGCGGCGGCACTCGCTTCCTTGGCCTGACAAACGAAGACGCACAGCGGGAGGCGACCACCAGCGAGCGGGTTGTGCCAGTGCATTGGCCCACGCTCACCGCCGAGGAGCGGGAGGCAATCCATCGCGCCGAGGCGCGGCTGCGAACTGCGTATGTGCCAGATGATGAGACTGCCGCCACGCTCCGCGCCTTTCTGGAGCGGACAAAATGAACACCGTCTGAAAGAAAAAGACGCCAGTTTTTCTTACAGCGTAACTTCTCCACCCGTCGTAAGCACCGGCCCGATAAACCGGCACGCTGCGAGTCAGTCACCGGACACAAAGTGCGGTGGAGGCGAGCCCCTAGACGACACGCGGGGGCACTTTTGAGCAGCCGCCAACTTCAGGTGGTCTCGGCCGCTCCTCGATAATCAGGGCATGAGATACACACTCTTGCTCCTGATCGCGGCACTGTGCGGATGCGACCGATTGAACTCGAAGCCGCAGCCGCACCCGGCCGACATCCCCGGCGGGCCTCCCGTGACGATCCGCATGGCGACCGTCCAGCACGACGGCCACTGGTGGATCTACTCCTTCGGAGAGACTCGGCCTTTCTTTCACCACCCGGATTGCCCCTGCCACAAGAAGCGGTGGCGAGAAGACGAGTGAAACCCAAGCGGGCTCGCAAATCACGACCGAAGCCGCCGATCGTGATCGAGCCGCTTCGCGAAGTCGACCTCACGCCCATCACGCGTCAGCAAGACGCGGCGATCAAGTCGATCACGCGTTCGTCAATCTCGTTTCTTCTTGGCCCGGCCGGGACTGGCAAGACTCATATCGCGTGCGGTTACGCTGCGAGGTGCGTTGCCGACGGACGCGTCGAGCGAATCATCCTCACTCGCCCGATCGTCGAGGCTGGCGAGAGTCTCGGCTTTCTGCCGGGCACGTTCGAGGAGAAGAGTGCGCCGTACCTTCTCCCGATCCACGACGCGCTCGACGCGGTGGCCGGCAAGTCTGGCCGTCGCCGCGAACAACTGCGTGCGTCTCTTCAAGTCGCGCCGCTCGCGTACATGCGAGGCCGCACGTTCAACAGGTCGATCATCGTGGTCGACGAGGCGCAGAACTGCACGCTCTCGCAGCTACGTCTCGTGATCTCGCGGCTGGGCCGAGACTCGCAGATGGTTCTCACTGGCGATCTCTCGCAGAGTGATCTACGGTCGCACGAGCGAGCCCTCGGCACTGTGGTCGAGAGACTTGAGGGAGCCGCCGGCGTGGCCGTTTTCCGGTTCGACTCGACCGGAATCGTGCGACACCCGATTCTCGCGGACGTGCTGAAAAGGCTGGAAAACTAGGCCTTTTTGGATTCTTTGTCATAGCACTTTCCGCCCGCTTGACAATCGACCGGCCTTGCCTTATATTTGGGGGACGTTCGAGACACCCCTCAGCAAGGAGCCAGCCCAGTGAACACCGCCACCACCACCCCCGCTTGGAAGTCCTACAAGATTGGCACGGTCGTGACGCTCCACGACGGCCGCAGCTTCGAGATCGTCTCGGTCGAGGCGTTCAAGACCGACGGCGGCTACTACAGCCGTCGGTTCGATCTCGTCGGCCCGGCCGGCGAGAAAGTACGGAAGAGTTCACGCGGCCTCACGCTCTGGATCGCGGGCGTCGAGGACGACGCGGGCAACAAGATTGCCGAGCAGCCCAGCCCGCAGCCGCAGCCCGAGCAGAAGCCGGTCGTGGTGCCGCCGGGCGAGGTTCGCCACGCCAACTTCACGGCCCTCCTGAGGGCCCTCCGGAGCGGCAACAACGTGTGGCTCTACGGCCCTCCGGGCACGGGAAAGACGACGGCCGGAGAGCAGGCCGCGAAAGACCTCGGCCTGCCGTTCTACCCGGTCTCGTGCGGCCCCCAGACCGGCGAGGCGAAGCTGACGGGCTACAACGACGCTCACGGGCGTGCCGTCAGGACCGCCATCCGCGAGGCATTCGAGAACGGCGGGCTGCTGCTAATCGACGAGATCGACGCCGCGTCGCCGGCCGTTCTTGTGACGATCAACAGCGTGCTGGCGAACAACTTCGTCGGCTTCCCCGACGGCACGGTCAAGCGGCACCCGAATTTCCGCGTCGTCGCCGGCGCCAACACCGTCGGACAGGGCGGCAATCGCAAGCTTGTCGGCCGGAACCAGTTGGACGAGGCCAGCCTCGATCGGTTCGTCGTTCTGCTCTGGCAGACCGACCCGGAGATCCTCGCGTCTCAGGCTCGCGTCCCCGCCGAGGCCCTGCGTTTCCTGCCGAAGCCGGCCAAGGTGTTTTTCAAGGATCACAGCGACGTCGAGGCCAGCGTGTGCAAGTACGCTGAGTCTGCCGCCCGGATCGTCGCCGCCGTGGCGAGGCTGGGGGACGGCGTGCGTCTGTCGGCCGGTGGCCGGTGCGTCCTCAACGGCTGTGCCCTCGTCCGCGACGGCGGGTTCTCGGTTGAGGCCGCTCTGGAGGCCTGCGTCTGGAAGTATTGCGACTCCGACACCCGGACGAAGGTCGAGGCAATCGCCCGGAGCCTGTCTTAGTCTGGATACGTTGACAATCGACTGGCCTTGCCCTAAACTTCACAGCCGAGGAGGACATCAGACATGAAGATCATCCGAGAAGAGTTCGCAAGCGTCGGCGATCGGCTTCAGGCAGCGAGGCGGGAGTCGCGCGGCAGTAAGGTCTCGCGCGACGGCCACTTCGACGTCAACTGGTACGGCGGCGTGACGTTTGACGAGGCGTTGTCGCTTGCCGAGAGCGGCTGGCCCGAGGGAGCCGCACGCGTTGCCAAGCTGTCCGCGTCCATCGTGTCTCGCGTGGCGCCGCACGCCACGTCGGCCACGTCGGCTGTGCAGTATGACGTCACTGGGCAGTGGGTCGACGTCGGCTTGTTCCTGAGCGGCGAGCCCGAGTGTTTCGGCTACGAGACTCAGGACGAGTCCCGTCTGTCGTCGCCAGTGGTGCGGCTGGCATTCAACTGCTCGTCCAGTTCCTCAGTCACGGCAGAGAAGCTGGCACGGCGCGGCATCGTCGCGGCGGCAGCCATCGACGTCCTTGAGTCCGCCGGCCGTCGAGTCGAGGTGCTGCTTCTGCACGGCGAGACTTACTTCGGCGGCGAGAAAGAGTATCACAGCGTGACTCGCCTGAAGGACGCAGGCCAGCCGCTCGACATCGACAAGGTGGCGTTCGCTCTGGGGCACGCTGCCACGCTGCGGCGGATCGGTTTCGCGGTGGCGGAGGGGGCAGGGATCGACATCGGCCGCTGCCGCCCGTGCGCGGTCCCGGGCATCGGCGAAGCGATTCTCGTCGACCACCTCCTGCGGGGCTGCGGCCTCAGCGAGAGCGACTTGGAGTCTCAGGTTCTCGGCATCTGTTCGGCGTGCGGACTCAACATCGAAGGGAGCAATCAGTGAACACCACCACCAATCAGAGCATCTCGATCGACTCGAAGGAGGGCAAGGCCTTCCTGAGGAAGGTCGCCCGCACGCGGCACGACTGGAGCGAGGAGTGGCACCTCGACGCGTCCGCAGGCGGCGGCTGGAAGGTCACGTTCTGGCGACACGTCAAGGGAAGCGTCGGAGAACCAGACGCCTACGTGTCCGTCGAGACTGACTCGGTCGTCGTCCAAGACGGCAGAACAGGCGTCGTCGAGTGCAACGACGGCCCCGCGCCCGTGACGGTGATCGTGCCTGCGGCGACTCGCCTCTGGCTCCGTGGCGGAGACGCCCGGACGGCAGCCAAGCTGCTCCTCGACGGCTGGCGTTTCCGGGTGCAGCACAGCGAGGGATCGCATCGCAGTCGCCTCCACGGGCTGGCTTTCCTGTCTCTGCACGCCGAGCGTCGCGGGTTGGGCGTGAACGACAACTGGGACTCCGTCGAGATCGGCGGATCGACGACACTCGTGAATGGCACCGTCGTGTGCAGGGGGGCAGTCGAATAGCAAGAGTGACGGCATCTGCTAAAGTCTGGACACGTTTACCACGAAAGAGAGGCCCCCATGACCCCGCTGGCAATCACTGAGAACTCGCTCCTGTCGCTCGCGTCCGCGATGGCGGTCCGCCGCCTGTCGCGGTACGGCGTGCCGCCGGGTGAACTGATGCGGCTGACCGACGTCGTCAACGGACAAGTCGAGGACGCGAGCGAG